AGACAATCAACTAATTTTAGTACCTGATTGTTATTTTACACAAAAAGTTTTACGACGAATGGTGCGTAAAAGTGATCAATTATTTTATTTCGGCGATATAGATGAAGAAGAAGACTACGAACAAAATGGAGAACCAGAACTTCAACCGCAAATCTGGAAAAATGATGGTATGCATATTTATGCAGGAAGTCGCCATAGTGGCAGCCCCACTGAAGAGCTTCAACAAACAACTATGTTTCAGTTTTGTCCGACTAAACATATGTATTCAAGGACAGCAACAACAGAAGGTAAGAACATGGTTGCGGCCTACAGCCAAGAAACAGAAGAAGTAGGCGAAATTCCATTTACTGATACTACATCAGAAGTGGTAACGACAGGAAAAGAAATTATCGCGTTTTCCACAGTAGAAGCTCCAGTAGTGGATACTGTGCCCGCGCATCAAGAACTTCCAGGAGAATTGAAAGGAAATTTTTCCGAAAGCAGAGAACACGACATTCAGTCTATCTTGTGTCGAGAGTATTTGTTTGATCAATTTTCCATTCCTGTCGGAGGACAAACTGGTGATGTCATAAAATCATGGAACGTTTTGGAGTTATTAATATCACAAACTAACGTTTTGGAAAAAGTGAAAGGATTTGCATACTTACGTGGAGAAATTTTCGTAAGATTAGAATTTGCAGTGCAACCTTTCGTTAGTGGTGGATTAATTCTATCATATTATCCAGATGTTAGTGATGAGACTAGACAATCTAGACAAGCTGATATTTTACAACTCTCACAAACTCCTAATGTTCAAATGTCATTACCATCAAGTCAAACTCTCCAAGTGCGCGTGCCTTTCATTTCACCGTGGACAGCACGCAATTTGCAAACAGGAACTGGATCTATCGGAAATGTAACTTTGTCGCGAATCACACCATCAGCTGTATTGAGCGTTAATGTTTCTGCGTATATTAGTGGATATATGATGAATGTATCTTATCCAACATATGCAGACACGTTTTTAGCTGCAACAACTATACAAGAGCAGATAGATCGATTGAAAGCGCAGTTGGAAGTAGCCAATGCGCGTGATTTCGGTCCTCTGCCTCGTGAAGTTGTGCAGTTGCGTAATATGCCTG